TTCTTGATCATAGCCTGCTTTATTTAAGCGGCTAAAGAAAGCATTGGCAGCCTTCTGAGCATCTTGCTGAATAAAAGTATCATTACGGGCAAGGCCGATTACACCTTGTCCGTTAACATTGTTAGCTCTAAGGTAAGCCGGAATAATACTGTCTTTAGTAAGGGAAGAGTCGAGCTGGGTCATATTGGCAATAGCACGGTCACTATTGACCACGTGGGTTACATTACCAGCACGGTTTGTAAATTTAAATCCAGCATGACCATCTGCTGTCATTGCAGCGCTTGTAACATCTGCAATGCGCTTATCAATTTCTTGTGGACTAATGCGGGCAGCGGCTTTAAGAGCGCTGCGGTAAGCATCAAGAATATCTGAGCCAGAATAATCTGCCTTGTTCTTGAGCATTTTGGCAAATGTCTTGTATTCAGGGCTATACTCTTTTGGAGTTTTGCCAATTAAACCAAGTTCATTGCGCGTAGCGCCAGTGCCTTGTAAGGCCTGCAATTTAGCAGTAACTGCTGGTGCCTGACCACGCTTAGTTAAATCAAGAAAAGTTGGCTCTTCATTGTTTACTGGGTTGTAACGAAGCGTGTACACATTAGTGCGATCACGACCTGCAATAGCAGCATCTTCTGTTGCTTTAATGCCTTTGCCAAAACGAGTATTAGACTCAAGGCTTGCTGGATCTGGCATGTATTCGCTAACGCTGCGGTTAACGTGGTACAAAGGCGGCTGTGCTTTGCCCTGATAAACCATTGCCTTTGAGCCTTCGGCAAGTGGCTGAGCCTCAACTTTGCTCTTAACAAGAGCGTTAAATGGAGTTTGACGCTTGCCCCAGTCTTCACGCAATGCGTTAGAAAGAACATCTTCGACATTTGCTTGAGTGCGAGAGCCATGCAAAAGGTTGCGATTTTCGGCAGAAAGAAGAACTGACATGTCGGACTTGGTTGAAAAAAGGTTGCGCATAGCATTGTAAAAGCGCTCTTTGTTTTTGTCGTTAATGTCGTAACTATCAGTTACGCCTTTACGGACATTTGCGCCCAACTGACCAGCAAAGTCTTTTCTAAAGTAATTTGCAAGCACGTCTGGCTGGCGAATAAGTGAGTCGCGAGTGGGTGCAAGAATACCCGTTGGATCATTAAGAGCATCATGCTCATACTGCTTAAACATGGTCTGTGCTTGTATGCTATTGCGATCTACTGTGCCATTTTTAATAGCATCTGAAAGCATTTCATCGGCATAATGCGAAGCAGCGTACTGGTTAACTTTAGTGTTAAGGAAGTGATCGTTAACGTTTTCATGGCCAAGATTCTTTTGAAGATCGGCTAGGGAAATACCCAAGCCTTTTTTAAGAACATAATCCATGTTAATTGGACCAAGAGCATCGCTTAATGCGCCATGCGCAGCGTCAACAACTTGACCAACATTCTGGCTAGCCTTTAAACCAATGGTTGGGTGACCCATGAACATTGAAAGACCATTGGCTACGTTGGCCAATGTGCCTTGATACGGAGCTGCAAGGTTGGCATCCTGCTCGTTAATGCCGGCTTTCTTCTCTGCCTCACCAATGCCGACAAGACCAAGACCAGCTAATGATCCTTTGGCTTGAGCCTGAGCGGCTACTTGCCAAATAGGGTTTTTCATTAGCGATGCTTTTTGCATTGCAAATCTATAATACATTGAGCCGGGTGTATCCATTGCATCAATAGCAGGAAGCAAGCGCTTTGCTACTGGGATATTTTCCATCCAGCGCAATAGACCTGTACCTTTAGCGCCTTCAACTCCACCTTGATAAAGGCTCTTTGACACAAAGAATGTCGGAGTGGATGCAGCAGATTCTGGCAATGAACGAGTCAATAACGCTTTAGCGGCAGCAGGTACGCTTTCTTTTGCAGCAGTATCTGCAAGTAATGACTTGCCAACGGCACCTACAGATGTGGCCATTGCTTTACCTGTGCCGGCAAGAGTAACAAGTCCAAGAAGGTTACCAAGATCGCCAACTAAACGTTGGTTTTCATTTAACGCAATCTGATTTTTATCAGCCTTGCCACCAAGCGCATTTTCAACACCGGAAGAAACTGACGCTTCTTTGTTGAGATAAGCCTTGCCATTGCCCAATGGGTTAGTTGTAAAGTCTGCGGCTACGCCACCAGCAAGATCAGAAAGCAACTGCCGACCCATGGCAGGCATGTGCTGTACGTAATTTGCTACAGAGTGAACAATGGTTGAAGACCAACCCGGTACGTTAATCTCGTTAATAACGTGTTCCCACAATGGAAGAGATTTAACGTTACCAAAACTAGGAGCAGTAGTTACATCGTAAGCGTGTTGGTTAAGAGCTTGCTGCCAGTTGGTGTTCCAGACATTAAGCGGCAAGCCTTTGCCGTATCCTCTAGCCTGCAAACCTTGTTGGATATTGCCAACGTCAGATGTAAGGACTGGAATTGGGCCATATTGGTGATGCAGGAATGAAGCAGCCATCTGTAAAAGGCCGGGATTGTTGTTAATGGCAGGTTCAGAAATTGATTTTTCTGGCGTAGTTTGTTGAGTTGCTTGGCTAATTAAACCAGCATGATCGACAACGCTTTGTGTGCTACCCGCGTTCTGCGCAACTGTTGTCTGCGCAAGAGGGTTAAGATTAGTGTGGCCAGCCTTGCCAATAGCATCAAGATTAGCGAGTGTGCTTGCTTCTGGTGATGGCGTATATGTTGGCGAAGGTGCTGGCTTAAATGTATCTGCCATAGGCTACTGTCCACCCGCCATTGGCTGAGCCGCTGGTGATGGTGCAGTAGGTGCTGTTCCTGCTTGTGACTGATTCATTAGGTGGGCGGCAAGTACATTGCGAATGGACTTAACCTGCTGTGAAGCATTATCACCCAAAGAGTTTAGCAAAAATAGCGCACTCTGAATACCATTATTAGCCTGCTGTTGTTGCGTGGCAACTGGTGCCAAAGCATTATCGGCAGCGCTTGGTTGATGCGCTCCAATAAAACCTTCTGGCGGTACAGCCATGCCACCTTGCTGTTGCCCACCCTGCGCTGTTTGTGCAGCAGGAGAAGGCGTAGCGGCCATAGGAGCGCCGCCTTGGATCTGCATCATGTCCTGACCATCGCCGTAATTAGGCATGCCAGAGATGTAACGCATTGCTTGCTTTGATGCAGGTCCGCCATCGGTGCGTTGGCTTAAAGCCCCGGGGCCTGATTGAACAGCGGGACGTGCTGGAGCTTGATAGCCGCCTTTGCCTGCCATAATCACTCACCCTCTATAATTGTTTCAATGGTTCGGACAACATCATCGTGAAAGAGTTTTTGCTCTTCCGCGACATTTGCTTGATGTAGAAACATATTGCTCAATACATCAAAAAACTTTGCAAAACTTACAAATAAATCTTTTAACAAATGTGCAAAGAGAGCGACAACATCCCAGACGGATAACACCTGATTGGCGTTATCGCTCTCTTCGTCATACATTGATTAAGCGCGTGGCTTTCCAGCAGTTGTGCCAGAGCCGCGTGTGCCAGATGGCTGGACTGTGAACTTAATGTCTGACTTGCCAGTTGACTTTGCTGATGGTGCATCTTGGATGCCGGTCTTCTGAGTTGTAGCCTCAGATGATCCCATTCCACCCTGCATTGCCACCTTAACTGGTGGTGACTGTAGATTTGATTTGAATACTGCCATTTTTTATCTCCTATAGGGAATTGGTTTTCTCACTCGTAACGTTAGGCGGGTGAGCGTCTGCTAACCGATGCAGCTAACTGCGGGTTACCAGAAGACGAAAGGCCTGCTAACAGGCTTTGCAAAGCATTGCCACCTTGGCCTTGCGGCGCGCCTTGTGCCATTGGTGGTTGCCCCGGCTGTGCTCCGGGTGTTGGCTGTCCTTGCTCTGCTCCCGGCATACCAGCAGGCTGTTGTGGTGCCTGTGGTGCTGGTGCAGGAGCAAATGCTTGCATGACAATCTCTTCAATAGGATCGCCTTTTTGACGGCCTTGAATCACCTGAGCAATGGCGTTGATGACCTTAGATGGGTCACCGCCTTGCATTGCGATTTGCGGTAATGCGTTTGCATACGAAGCAACGGCAGCCATGAGGCTGTCGCGTAATTCTTCAACTTCAACACGTTCTTCTTCTTGGGTAACGTTAAGTTCCCAAGGCATTTGACGGCGGAGAAAGTCGCGTGAGATTAACTTATCGCCACGTGCCTGTAATCCGAATACCAATGCGCGGTTTGGATCAAGACCAGCCATCATGCCGTAGGTAACATCGCAAGAGTAATCTCCACGAATGTCATCTGCTGGCTTGTATGTGATCTGATATGGAGCACCAGCATTAATGCCGCGTACTTCCTTGGTTACATCGCCAAAGAGTTTCTCGTCCATCTTAAAGCATAGACGTATAACTTCTTTAAATGTTTCTGCGAATACGCCTTGTGCTGTCTTGACCTGTGTATCAAAGCCACCCATGAGCGCTTCAACGCCACGACCAGTGACGATAGAACCAGACTGCTGACCAAGTCGGCCTTCTGGATAACGTGAGCCAGTACGCATTTCCTGATCGAGAATTTCATTCTCTTGGAAAATTCCCGGTGGAACGTTAAGATCGACACGACGGATCTGCTGTGGATTAGCAGAGCGAATAGTCGCATCTGGACCAATCTCAAGAACGTTAACATCTGATGGCAAAGCAAATGGTGCCTGCACTGCCTTCTGTGCTGCCTCAAGGGCAAGAGAAGCAAAGCGTGAGCGAGCAACCTGTACCCACATAATGTCATCAAACTGACCACGCTGATGCTCATCTGANTCAACGCCGGGACGAAGGGCAATGGCNACTGGAATTTCGCCAAGCTCGTTCATTACACGTGAAAGGACAAAGTTGTTGCGCTCAGGCAAGAATAAGACTAGTTGTTCTTTATCCTGATAGCGATACATCTCAAGGATGCGCTCAGAGTTGCGGTTCTCAAACTGACCGCGGATAACATTTTCATGCTCAGGAAAGTCATTGATCAATTCGCGTACAGTCTTGACGTAACGCTTTGAATATGAAACAAGGCGGTTGAATCTGTCAAACTCTGGGTATGCACCGATAGGAGAATCGATGCGAATCATTGGGCGCTTGTTCTCGTAATCCGCTTCAATGAGGAATGGGAGCCAGCCAAAGGTGAGGTAGCGATCAGCACCGGTGTACATCATGGTCTGCAAGTTGGCTGTGTCGCGATAACCAGCAGCAATCATGGTGCGCTTATCAGCCCGCTTGCGAGAAAGGTCTGATGTGGTGTTGGTGGTCATGCAATTGAAAGCAGGGAGCGGAGCGATAACTTCGGCAACGTCACGTGCAGCAACGTCGATAAAGTTTGCGATCATAGGCTTTGGATAGTCCTCTGAGAACATACCCGGGAAGACCTGATCGATCTTGCCCTGACGGATCGCCAATAGATCGTCATAACGTGAATCACGTGTGAAGTAGTGCGCACGTAACTTTCGGAGCTTGTCCGAAATTACATCAATCTCAAGCACTATAGGTAACCCCCGTTAGCCGCTAATTTTTCTTTTTCGCGTTGATAGTCTTCAATGTTGATAACCCTACGACGCGATATTTGATCGCGTGTTTGGAATGGGTTTTTAATAAAGGAGCCGCCATAGGCTCCTGACTGGTTGATGTAATCGCGCATCTGAGTTTCTGCAAACCAGAGCGCCATGCAACCATCCTGCTTATTTTTGGTACCAGCGGACCAAGTGATCAATTGCTCGATGAGCGACTTAACGCCTTCATTGTCGCTGCGTGGCAAATCAATAAGGTTGTTACCCATGTGGCTGCCGAGCTTGTCAATTGTTCCAAATAGCGGAGCCATTGAGGCTACGCCAAATTCTGCATCCATCTTGTTGGCACCGGTATAGTGCTGAACCAAACGAATACCGCGTGAAGCAAGGTAGCGGTTAATCTCTTCGTCCATTGTCAAGAACAACTGAAATGCGTTCTTCTCAATAACCCAAACTGATGGCTTGTACTTCTCAGTCCACTCAAAGATCAGCTCGCGAATACGCTGTGGCGTAGGAGCGGGCATACGGCTTGCCTCTAGGACATAACGCTTTTGAGTTGTAATATCGCCGGCATAGGCAATCGAGAACGTATCGCCCGACATGGCTGGGTCCATTGAGCAGATGGTGTAATTGCCACCCAAGGTCTTTGGATGACCGGGAGAGCCGGGGCTAAGAGGGCCAATGGCTCTCATGCCTGATACCGAACCGCGAACAGCCTCGGGTGCGAAGACAGCCTCGCTGTCCACATCCTGCTGTTGATAAACCATCGCCCATGTCTTTGGGTCAAGCACACCGCGGCGCTTACGAAGGTTAGGACCGTCCCAGCGTGGGTACAATCCGTCCTCGCCTATATTCGCGTCATCTCCAAGCCAAGGCTTGTCTGAGCGGGGCCAGAGGGTTTTCCAGTCCTTTGGATCATCGGCAAAGTCAAGAACCGCTGGCATAGCCAGATATGTCCAAGGGGACTTGCCATCTGGATAGCGATCAGGGTTACGCATCTCGCGATATAGATCAATAGGATCTACGCGGGTACCGACAACTAAAATCTTTCCCGTTGGACCGACACGGGTAAGCACTTCCTGCTGGATCCATCGGATCTGCTTCTCATACTCATTTGAGTTAGACAAGGTCACGCAGTCATCAAGAACGATCAAGTCTGCGCGAGCACCGTAAATCTGCCCGCCGATACCCAAGGCTTGCAGGGTAGGGTCTTTTTCGCCCGAGTCGCGTTCAAGGTAGATCGCATCCTGCGTCCACTTGTCCGATGCTTCTTTGTAGCCATCCGCTGGGGCATAACGCCGCTGAAGTTCCGCGTAAGCGGGCTGAGTAAGCCGCTGCTTCACCGCGTAAAGAAAGTCCTTTGCCATGGTCAAGGTCTTAGACACGATCTTGATACGGATGTTCGGATCGATACAGATCCGGTAGGTGATGTAGTCAATGCTGACCGTCATGGACTTGGCATGTTCCGGTGGCATGTTCACCAGCACGTAATTTGGAAAGCCCTCTTCGTACCGCATGCTTGGGTGAATCCAAGCAGGCTTACCCTCTTCGAGCAT